AACTTGAGCGAGATTCCGTTCGGCGTGAAGGCGTTGCTCGACTCCGCAAAGTGGGGAGCGTATCGATGAGCGCGACGGGCGTAGTCGCAGTTGATGTCTCGTTTTCGGATTCGACCAGCGTAGACGAGGCATCGTCAGTCAAGACGGTGACCCTTCGCAATGCGTATGAATACACCGCTACGACGGGTCGCGTGGCGGTGCTGTCGGGCACCGCAGGCACGGCGGTTACCTCGCTCGGCCTTCAGCAAAACACGCAGTATCGGGACGCGAGCGGCTCGACGGTCACGCTCAACGCGGTCAGCCGGATCGTCTACACCTGGGACGGCGGCGGCGAGACGGCAGTGCGCACGCTGAACGTATACGAAGATCAGATTTTGTCCGGTCAGGAGGTGACCAGGCTTCGCAGTTACCAAGGGCTCCCGGCCGTCAGTAACGGCAACAGTTTTTTGGTTCTCCCGGTGCTCGCAGCGTGCCCGGTCACCGGCTCCTATCAAATCATCCTCTACTCGTCGCAATGATTCACGGCAGCATATCAGTCGACATTTCGTTCACCGACAGCACGGCCGGCGAGGTGACCGCTGCGCTCAAGAGACTCAACCTGCGCGAAGGCTCGGAGTACACGACCGGCAAGGTCGCGATCGAGTCGGGCACGGTCGGGACGACGGTTCAGTTTCTGGCCTATGGTGATTACCGCGACTCCGGCGGAAACCTTCAAAACCTGTCGCCGCTGCGTTTCGCGTTTCGGGCAACGCCGGGGGCTCGGATCGTCAATGACTTCGGCCACGAACTCAGCGAGAGCCGCGACAACATCTGCGTCGACAACTGGCGGGATCAGGTCGCGATCAAGACAACCGCAGGAACCGCGATCTACACGTTGATCGTATACGGCACATGATTGACCCCGGCCGGCTTCGCGAGCGGATCACGATTCAGCAGGCCGCTGAAACGCGGAACCCGTTCGGAGAGACAACGCAAACGTGGGCGACGTTTGCGGAGCGATGGGCAAGCGTCCAAGGAATCAGTTCGCGGGAGTTCCTTTTGTCGGGGCGGCAGCAGACCGAGATCACGCATCGCGTCCGGCTTCGCTACGTCGAAGGGCTGACGCACCAGATGCGAATCCTCTGGCGCGGGCGAGTGCTTGAGATCGCCTCGCTGCTTGAGCACAACAACCGCAGCGAGCACGAGATGCTCTGCACCGAGAGGACGGGCTGATGGCTGACGGCATCGAAGTCAGTGCCGAGGTCGTCGGGCTTCGAGACCTCCAGAACAAACTGCGGGCGGCGTACTCGAAGCCCGAGGTCGCGGTCATTCTTGAGGAGGCTCTTCGAGACGCCTGCAACCGTGTCGCGTTGCGGTTGCGTGAGGTGACGCCAGAAGGGCCGACGGGCAACCTGCGTCGGGCCATTGACTTCAAGGTGATTCCGTACCCCAATGACGGCAACGCGGTCGGCATTGTCGGGTATCGGAAGGCGGGACGCAGGCGCTCGCAACGAGCAGCAGGCGGCTCCGTTCGTCGCGGGCCTGATCGGGCCTTTCACCAGTATTGGCTCGAAGAGGGCACCGCCGAGCGGGTCATCGACACGCGGTCGCGAACTCCGTACCTGCGAAAAGGGCACCGCCGCGTGACGCGATCGGGCACGGTCACTCAGGTCGCTGACCATCTTGTCAGGAAGGGCCAGGGCGGATTTATCGCCTCGTCGTACAAGAGGCTCGGCCCGTTCGAGTTTTCCCCGACGCCGCGAGGCACAGAGCCGCAACGAGTGCAGACGCAGCCCGGCTACCCCAACGCATTCTTCAAAAAGTCCAGAGACCCGATTCGCATTCCTCCGATGCCGGTCGGCGGCAGCACGGGGCGGCCCCCGCTGGCGACCGCGTGGCAGCAGACGCAGGGCCAGGTGCGTGAGGTTCTGTCTCGCCGGCTGCGGGCGGAACTGGAGAAGCGGTGGGGTAGCCTCGACACAGGAGCGGCGTGATGGCAGTACGATCCCCGGAGCAGGTGCTGGTCGATGCCCTGGAGGCCGAGCCCGCCGTCTCGCGGCTGCTCGCAGGGAGGATCTACCCGGTCATCGCGCCTGCCTCGGCGGCGTTGCCGTTCGCCACATGGCGACGGTCTGGGGTCCAGCGAGAATCGACGCTGTCAGGCCCGTCGGGCGTGACCACCGTCTCGCTCGCGGTCGACATTTACGCCGAGACCTACGAGGCAGTAAGAGACGCCGCCGACCAGTGCCGTCAGGTACTGGATGGTTTCGGCGGCTCGCTGGGAAACTGGGTCTCGGTGCGAAGCGTCTCGCTGCTCAATGAGCAAGACGGGTTCGTGTCACTGGCCGGTGGTGACTTGCCTCCGGTGTATTCAGTCACTCAGACGTATCAAATCCTCTGGCAGGAGATCTAGCCCGTGTCATTCCCCACCCCACATGATGGTTCGGGAACAGTGCTCCGGTTCGGAGCCAACGCCTACACCGTGACGAACGTGGTCGTGAGCAACACGAACCCGGCGGCGGGGGCCGACGCGACGATTGACGTTGCGAACCTCAATCAGTCTGCAGGCGAGCAGGCCGCGACCCTGTCGACGCCGCTTGTCGTGCCTGCCGATGACGGTGGGTCCGGCCGGCAGATCACGTTCGACTACATCGGCAAGAATATCCTCCTCGACGGCTCGACCGCCACGGTGTTCATCAGCGTCGCCGGCACTGCTCTGATCGGTTCTACCGCTGCCGCTGGGACAGCGTTCTTCGCGACGGTTGCGAGTTCGACGCTGACCCTCGCAACGAACGACGCGATCCGAGGCCAAGGAGTGCTGACGCTCGTGCGGACCTCCTCGCTGACCTGAGCCTGACGGGAGGCCGCGATGGCAATCCCGGCGCAGGGTGCTACGGTTTCGTTTGGCGGGATTTCGCTAATCGAGCCGAGTCTGGTCGAGATCGAGGAGACGTTTTCCGAGGACGTTTCACGCGACGGCTCGTGGGCAGCGAACCGAGGCAGCGTCTCGATCTCGGCATACGGGCAGTGGGACGGCTCGGTCAGCCTCGGCCAGCGGCAGCAGTTGGTCGTTCGCCTGCCGGCTTCGGTGAGCACCGACTCCCCGGCGGTGACGCTGCTGGAGTGGGACGCGATCTACACGGAGCGGAAGCCTTCGGTCGAGGCGAACGATGTCGTTCGGTTTGACTACACCTTCACAATCGCAGATACGGAAGACGCCGACGCAGATACGGAAGACGCCGAAGCGTAGCCGACCTACAGGAGATAGATGATGGTCAACTTGACGGCGACACAGATTCTCGAAGCGGATGATACCGGGCTGACGAAGATCGAGGTGCCAGAGTGGAAGCCCAAGAACTGGACCGAGGCCGATGGAGTTCCTTGCGTCTACTGCCGCGTGATGAGCGTCGGTGAGCGCGACTCCTACGAGCGAATGTGGATCGGCAAGAAGGACAGCGGCATCGAGAACTTTCGTACCGAGTATCTCGCTCGCGTCCTGTGCGATGCCGATGGCAATCTTCTGTTCTCACGCGATCAACTGGCCGGGCTTGCGAAGAAGTCCGGCGCGGTCATGGGGCGTTTGTTCGACGCCGCGATGCGGCACAACTCAATGACTGAGGAGGACGTGCAAGAGTTGGGAAAATCCTAAACGCCCGCCCGATGCGGCGGTTCCTGTTCGCGTTGGCTGGGCACCTCGGCATGACGGTAGGTGAGTTGTGCAGCCGGATGGACTCGCGAGAACTGTCGGAGTGGATGGCGTATACGAGATATTTCCAAGCACTGCCTGACCCGTGGGCTCAGACCGGCTTGCTCGCCTCGGTCACTCTGGCACCGCATAGCGGAGACAAGACCCCGAAGCCGAAAGCGTTCATACCTGTCGAGAATCCCCCGCAACACGAGTCGCAGGATTACGCGGCACTGATACGACTGAAGGAAGAACTCGGTGGCTAACGTCCTTTCGCTTGCGCTCAAGATCAACGCCGACTCGACCGGGCTGGCTAGCGGTCTTGGCAAGGCCGAGCGTGCGTTCTTGACGCTGCAGGGACAGGCGGAGCGGGTCACCAGCATCTTCGACGAGTTCACGGACTCCAGCGAAGCGGCGGCACGCGCGCAGGAAGAGACGGCGAAGGCTCTGAATGAGTTGCTCGCGGGGGTCCAGCGTGGCGAGGTCAGTGCTGCCGAGTTCGCTCGGCAGTTCGCAGCG